TTCGTGCGCTTACGTGATCGACCGTGTCGTGGTCAGCGTGTTGCCCGTATCGCTGGGCTGCGTAGCTAGTGGAGCAACAGCAGTGCAATCGCGTCCTCATCGTCCGCGTCCCGCTCTGCCTGTTCCCGTAATTTCGTGATGGCCTCTAGTGCCTGCTCAGCCTGTTCGCTCAGCGCTGCCAGGCGGGCTATGGATTGCGTGTATTGCGCGTCGGCTCTCTCGGTTGCCTCTGCGTCTTCGAGAGCCGACGCGGCCGCCTCGGCCGTTGCAAGTGCATCCCGCTCCAGTGCCTCTAGCCGCTCAATTTCCTCATTGTGGCGGCGCTGGCGCTTGAAGTGGTCGACATATTCAGCCCGTCGACGAACACCACCGCGACCACGGCCGCTAATCCCACCAGCGCCGCCAGCGACCGGCACGGCGGCCACACTATGGTCGCACGGTCCCAGTTCATCCCAGATGTAGGCTCCGGTCTCGTCGAGAATGGCTGCGCTGGTTTCATCGAGAATGTCGCCGCAGAGCATCAGGTGCCGAGTCTTGCCCGAATTGCAGCCTTTATCTGCGACGCCGTGCGCTGCGGTGTAAACGCGATAGTCGCAAATCGCGTCTTGAGATCGGCCAGCGAGGTGGCGGCAGCCACCGCCGCCGCCATCGCCGCAACGTCGGCCTTCATCCTGTTTTCCTCATCCATGATGGCGAGGGCAGCAGCCCGGGCGACATCGTCCAGCCTGTCGAAGTATGCCGTCAACGCGTCGAGATACCCACCAAGCACACCAGCAGGCGTAGGGCGCAATAGATAATCCGCGAGCACGCCGCCCAGGTCTAATTCAGACGCGATCTTGCTTGGCAGCCTGGTGCTGGTCACCCATGCAAGATAGGTCGGGTCGGTAATCGGCACATATCCGCCGGCCTTGCTGGAATAGACCTGCGTCGTCGAGCCGTTGACAATCCAGTACCAGTCGGCAGGCGTGAATGGAGCTGGTAGGCTAGGCATAGAATCCGTCTCCAGTCGTCGTCCCGCCGGTGCCGGGGCTGTTGCCCGGGAAGTAATTCGGCCCGCTAGCGAGCGTGTTTATGATGCCGCCAGCGGTGATGCCGTAGCGCGTGGCGGTGACAGTCGCGCCGCTGGTGTCAAATCCGGCATTGCCCTCGTAATAGGCGCCGCCGTTCGCGAACGCGAAATAAGTAAAGGTCAGCACCCCAGTGCACACCGCCGGACTGGCGTAATGCTGCACGTTGCCCCCGCCCGTCATGTATATGTGAGCGTACCCTCCACCAACAACTTTATACGCGGCGAAGATAAACACGGTCCCGCCGGTAAGCACGCCCATCTGAATATTGCCGCAGGCACCAAAACGGACGCCCGTATCCAGATAAAGAGTACCGGTTCCAAAAACATATATCCCGACGCTGGCGGCCTGGATTTCCAGGTCTTTCAGAACGACAATATTGGCGGCAAGATTTATTGTCTGGCCCCCGGACGACGTGGTGAGCACCGTACTCCCAATGGAGTCAACACCTGCGATCAGCAGTGCCCCAGGGATGCCGCCAAATAGTGAACCGGCCAACCCCCCCGGGCTGAGCAGAACCTTGCTGGTGTCGATGGCGCCGTCAAATGTTCCGGCTCCAAACTGAATGGTCGCGAGAAAACCATTCATATCGATCATGGCAAATGTGTCGAACGCCTTCTGGCCCGTCTTGAATGCCCCGCCAGCGCTGTTGACAAGTCCCGTGTTGCTGTCGTTGCCATCGGTGCGGACGTAATAGATGCGATCGGCAGTGAGCAATTCACGCACTGATATCAAGCTCGCAGGCGTCGCCAGCCCGACATTACCGGAAACATCTACCCCGGCGATCTTCGTCAGTGTCCGGGTTGGGTAGGTGCTGAGTTGGGCCATTTACGACAGGGGCTCGGTATGACTGACGCGGCCTTGGGTATCACGAAGGATGCGCATTCCCTTCGGCTTCGGAGCGCCATCATTCATGGCCTTGATCAGCGACGCGACTGCCTTGACAATGGGGGCGCCGCTATCACTTGATGATGACGCGCCCTTCGTATCGCTCGCGCCTTCGCCCTCACCCTTTTCCATGTCCATTTCGTGAGAGGCGGCCATCTCCTCACGGCGCTGCGATCCCTGCCGCTCCATCTCCGAGCATTTCAGTTGACTTTCGTGCTCTTTGCACTGCGCCGCGGTTTGCGCCTTGAACAACTCAATTTCCTTGGTGACCTGCGCCTTTTGCACTTCAAGCCATGCGGCAATCTCAGCCTTCTGGCGCTCAAGCTCCAGCGTCGCCGCGTTCTTGATCCGCAATGCCTCGATCTCGGCCGCGGTCTTCTGCTGTTGCGACCTGGCGTCCATCTCTTGTTCTACAGCCTTAGCCTGCATGTCCGATTGCAGCTTGGCCTCGGCCTTCTGCTGCTCGAGCATCGCGGTCTGCTGTTGCGATTGCGCGTCCAATTGCGCCTGCATCTGCATGGCCTGTACCTTCGGATCAGGTGGCGGGCCAGCCTGCTCGGCTTGCTTGCTGGCATCGTTGAATTGTTTCTTGGCTGCCGCATCCAATGGCGAGGTGCTGACGAGCAGCCGCATCATGGCCTTAGCCTCCGGTGGCGCCATCATGGGCGCCAGGCTTGGCACCACATTGCTCAGCGTCTCGTACATGTCCTGCATTACAGTGATGGTGTCGGGCCCCTCGTCCAGGATGATGTCCACATCCAGCGAGCCAATCGGATTGACCATGCTCGGCATGCCCGTCATCGGGTCGGTCTGCATTCCGTTGATCTGGATGTATTGGGCCAGATCATTGTCATCAGTCACCCTGATCCAGCGCTCAGCCTTCCAGTGCTGCTGGATGGCGTTCCATACAGCTCGATAGACCCTTATCTTCCAGCCACGATAGGCGATGATGTATGGCCCCAACTCGGCCATGCCTGCCTGCTGCATGAGGGAGATGGCCCGCCCTGATTTGGCATTGACGCCCGTACCAATCAGGGCGGGATTCGGGCCGAAATTCTCGATCTCGGCCAAGTTCAATTCCAGCATCTTCTCCATGCCGGCAAAGTCGAATGTCTGGTCGTCGGCCTTGACATCGTCATTGACATGCCCGGTCGTCAGGATAACCCCATCGGGGCGAGCGTATTCGGCACGCACCTTTTCGATATCGTTGCCGCCGGCGCCCTGGCGGATGAACAGCCGCTTGCTCGCCAGCATGTGCTGCATCTTGGACTGCTTGGCATTGATGCCGTCCTGAGCCGATTTCATATTGCGGATGAAGCCATAGCGATCGCCGTCCTGGTCGACGTTGCCGCTAAACATGATGTATTTGCAGATACCCTTGCCTTTCTCATCCTGGAAAAAGGCCCGCCCTTCCGCCAGGATTGCTGAGCCGGTGAAGATGGCCCAGCACCAGCCATCATCGTGCTCGTACCAGCAATCAATGATGCGCATGCGCCGGTTTGGGGTGTCTCCCTGAATCCATCGCGCCTCCCGCTCGGACGACGAGGTCAGCTCGTAATCCATGCCATCCATATTCCAGTCGTTGCCGTCCTTATCCTGCGGGAACATCCGCTTGGCTTTGCTCTCAGGAAACCACTTGCCAACACCCATATAGCCAGCATCGGAGAAGTCGGCCTTGTACGAATATGGGTCGTAGAAGAACGACTGGATGTCGACCAATTCCATGCCAACATCGGGGTCGCCCTTATCGCCTTTGATGATCTCGATCCCAATCCCACCAATGCCATCAACGGCGCCGTCCTGGCCAGCCTCGGCTGACTTCGGCGTCCAGTCGGAGGCGTCCATGACATAACGTATCGTCGCCGTGGCCAGGTCAGCGCCCTGCTCGTGCTGCGGCGTGCGCGCAAATGCCTTGGGGTCCTGGCGCAGCTTTTCAATGAGGCCGACAATGCCATCGATTTTCCTGGCACACCTGTTGAACGTCATCGCAGGCTGTCGGCGCTTCTTCAGCGTCTTGAGCTGCTCGGCCGTCCACTGGACCCCGTGATAGTAGCCGCGCGATTCCTTCTGCTCGTCCAGCTCCGCGCGCTTGTTGAACAGATATTCGGTGTATGCCTTCTTGAGCTTGCCAAGCGACCAATACTCGGTCTTGTCCTCGCCGGCTGCACTGCCAACAGTGCCCGCAGGTGTTGATGCACCTTGCGAGGTGTATGATTGCTCGATTGGCATTAACCTGCTGCCTTCCAGTCGTCCATCCGCTCGTACAACCACAGGATAGCCCATACGGCTGCCCATACAGCCAAGCCACTCAGCATACCAGCCATAAACTCAATCATTTAGTACGCCTTCCAGTCATCCATCCTCTCGCCCTCGTCGTGCGTGCGATAGCCCGATGGGTTCTTGGGCTTCTCCGGCTTGGCCGGTGCTGTGCCGCTGCTTATGGTGTCGAGGAGCTGTCCGACGAGGCCGAGCGCGTCAACCATATCGTCATGTTTGCCCGCGGGGAATGCAAGAAGCTCCGACCGCAGATCGGAGAGCCAGGCAGCATTTTGTGGTACATACAGTCCTTCAAGAGCCATTCGGCCTCTAATGGACTGAGCGCGCACTGCTTTGTCACTGCGGGTTGGAAACTCTCGTAGATAGACATAGGCCTCTCGCTCTCTCTGCCTGCGCGCGAGGAATGGACCAACGCCAGCCCTGATCTGCCCTTGCTCCTCGGCCCATTCACGAGGCTTCCATTCCCTCACAAGATCGCAGAACGACTCGACCCATTCGTCGGGGGCTGCCTGCTTACGCCACATATCAAGTAGATACATGTGCCCATCAGGGTCAACTCCCACAACAACATGAACGGTATAGTCGCCGCCATCAGCAGTGACCGCATAGTCAGAACCTCCGTAAATGGCCAGCGTATCCTTCGCTGGTGCTGTAACATAGGACTTGAGCCATGCTGCCCGGAAGTAATTGCCGTCCTCGGGCGCTGGCCGCTGCTGATACAGCGCTGACCAGTCACGAGGGCCTATTGCCCTACGTTTGCGCTCTAG